CCTTGGCGACCTTCGTGTTGTCGGCAGGGATGGTGTCATTGACTGCACTGGTCATTACCGTCTCTCCGTGCCTTTGATGTAGTTGAGCGAGATGGAGACAATGGACAGAGGCTCCATCGTGTCCCCGCCGAACCGCAGTTTACCAAGCTTGAACTTGGTTGTCCAGGCGTACAGGCGTTCATCACGTGTCGGCCGTCCACCACCGAACTGATCGAGGCCGAACGGGTCCGCACCAAAACCTGGGTTCTCACCACCGACGAACGACATCTCTAGTGTCGGTATCAGACCGTGCTCCTCATTGATGAAGCCAGTCAGATCGTCGAAGAACTCATTGTCACTGAACGGCTCACCAGGATCACGACGTTCGTGGTATATGTTGTCGATGAACATCTGCGCCGTGAACTCAGCAGTGCCAACCGTGTCGAACGCAATGTGTCTGCTTGCCTTGAGACGCATGCGATCACCAAAGTCGAACCACGGCGTCTCCCACTTCCAGTGTACAGGTACGCCGCTCTGCTCCACGTCTGCTACGGGAGTGAACCCAGTGCCGTCCGTGTGCGCTGTCTCGTCGTCATACGTCTCCTGGTCACCAACGAAGTCAGGGTGTATCTTGTTCTGTGCATCACCATAGGTGAACACCTGCGTGCCGCGTGCGAAGAACAGAGTGCCGAGTGCAGACTCTGCAGCACACGTCCAGTTCCACCCACGATACCGCGACCACGCAGCAACATCGAGTTGCTTGATGTACGTGAACACGAACGCGACAGTCTCGACAGGGTTGGCTGCATCAGGTACGAACAGCATGTACTGATTGGCACGACGGTGGAAGACACTGAACACCTTGTCCTCGAGCGTCGCAACGTTGAGTCGTGTCAGTCCGTGTTGGATGGCGGGGTCAATGAGTTGTGACACGCGCTCAGTGCGAATGCCACCAGTGAACAGTGCACGAGTAAGAGATGGTACGCCACCAATGTCGCAGAACAGTACATCGTCTCCAATGGAGTGGATGGTGCGATGTGAGACGGCACCGTACTGCTGGATGGCATCGACGAACTGCGGTGTGTGCTTAGGTGGTGTACTGTCATCGTATATGCCCAGCTTGAGTACCACTATCGCCTGCTCGAAGAACACGAACAGGTTGTCACGGAACGACCGCAGACCCTTGATCACGTTCGACCCGTACGGTACGTACGAGCCGAGTTGCATCACGATGCCGTCGTTGGGAGTGGAGTTGCCGTACCACGTACCCGACGTGTCGATGTTGCTGATGTATAGTGCGTCCTCATCTGCAGGATCACCAGCCATCACACAGTAACGCTGATGTGTGACGACGTAGCGGCAGATGGGTACGTGGAGGTTGTTGTTGTCACCAAGGTCGTACAGGTAACGCACTAGACCAGAGCTAGCCTCAACGATGAGTGGCTTGTCGAAGCCGTTGCAGATGATCATCTCACCATTGAAGACAGCAGCCGACGCGAACTCCGTTGCATGCCACGGTGCCGGTGCACCTGGTAGCAATGCAGCGAGAGCGGTGTTCCACATCACTACAACATTGCCTGCGCCGTCGATTGCCGCGATCTCACCTTTCGTCGTCACGCACCACAGTCTACCGTTGTAGTAGCCCATGTTGACAATGGTGCCAGAGACGTAGGAACGAACATCACCGAACAGCTTCGTACCGTAGCGAACAGCGACTGACCCGTCAGGTGCGCGATACCCGTTGTCCAACAGTGCGAAGTACTTCGACGACAGGTTGAGGTCGTTGTCAGAGATGTTCCAGCCGCCGTTGAACTCACGCAGCGTGCTGGTCTGTACGACCCGATCCACACGTGCTAGGTCGAACTTCACGGCGACTCCTGCCACTGGTCCTGCATGCCGCTGTCACGACTGTCGAGTTCGACTGGCTGTTGCAACAGCGCGCGCATCTCCTTCATACGTGTCGTGAACTTCTGACCGAACAGTGAACTCTCACCTGGGTTCACACCGTCAGACGTAGAGTACGTCATAGAGGCACCATACACGAGCAAGTCCGCATCGAGCTTCACTGTATCAACTGCGATGAAGTCGGCAGGCTTGAGACGCACGTGTGTGTTGACAGTGCCACCACTCAACTTCGGCCACACACGGAACAGCTTGCCTGGTGCATTGTCTGCAGACACGTATCGCGGGTAGGTGCCGGATAGCGCTGGTGCGTTGATGTTCTTCGGCAACTCACGTAGTGGCTTGCTGCTGGACCCAGGATAGAACCGTCTGAAGTCCTCATACCGCAGCACGTCGGTGATTGTCTCAATCGGTAGTCCAGACACACCGTCGAGTGTGTACGTACGCCACTCCATGTAATCCGGCCACCACAGCTTGTCGAAGCAGAGGTTGAACGTCTGCTGCAATAGCTGTGCGATGCGGTCCTCGCTGTACGACTGCACAGCGAGGCCGCTCACCTGAGACAGTTCGATGACCGTACGCCGTACGAGTTCAGCGAACGGTGTACTGATCGCCATGATCTGCTCTTACGAGTAGAACTGTGCCGACCCGTGCATGTTGTTGTACGTATCCTCAGGCAAGTAGAACACCTCGAAGATGTTCGTGCCGTTCGGCAGGACTGTGACAGGCAGATACGTACCACGCACGTCCGCATTGATCGCCGTTGGTGCCGTACCCTGTGCAAGTCCTGGTACAAACGTGCCAGCGTTGGCAGAGATGACGCCGTTCTTCAACTCCGTCGTCATCGCACGTGCCTTGAACTGGAAGCCGAACGCATTGCCCCAGCCAACGTTGAGCGTCGTACCAGCGACGAGTCCCCACGTCACACTGTCGATGTACTTGAACGCCTTCAGTCCAAGCACCGCAGCAGCACCAGCACCAGTCAGCGTCTCACGCATGCGCTGTCCGAGGTAGTCACGACCGCGTACGTCGATGGTCGGTGTACCGGCACCAGACAGAGCGACACTGACGTTGCGACCATACGGACCCATCGCTGCAGGTGTGTACGCAGGATCGAACGTCACGGAGGCACCGGCCGCTGCGATGGACTGTGCGTTGAGGATGCCGGTTGCATTCAGTGCGACAGGCGCACCGAGTTGCAGGCGGATCGGACCAGACGCATGATGCTCACCAACGTACGCCATACCTGGCACACGGAGGTTGATGCGCTCTGGGTAGAAGTCAGGAACGCGAACAGGCATGTCACTCCTCCATCATCGCGCCACGACGCGCACGCTTGGTAGCCTTCGACAGCACCATCTCCTTGAGACTGCGTACGTTGCCGGCCTCTTCGACCAGTTCACCAGTGTCCAGGTCGACGAAGCCACTACGATCAGCAAATCCCATCTCCTTGAGACGCTGCTCACTCTCTACACGGATCGAGTGACCGTGCGGGAAGTACACCATGTAGCCCGCAGGTTCCTTCACTGTCCGCTTGTTGAAGCCAAGAAACTTGTTGGTCTTCTCCTCGCGCATGATGTCATGCACGACGACTTCGACCTCACCGTCAAGCTTCTCGACCTCGAACGCACGTGCGACTTTGCCCATGTCATCACCCCACGGTGCCGTTACGGACGACCGCATGTGTGCGATACGCACGCCACAAGCAGAACTGTCCCTGCCACACGATACGCTTGCCGAGCGCATCCACGGTCCACGGCGCAGTCAAGTCCTTCACCTTCATGTTGACAGCACGGAGGATGTGCAGCCGCAGGTACTTGCTGTTGATGAAGTAGCAACGGTTCACACCGCAGTCCTCATCGTACAGCATGGCGATGTTGTTGTGACTGATGCCGCCGAAGCCGAGGTCGAACATGCGCTTGCCGATGTTCGTCTCGGACAGGTTGAACATGATCTTGTCACGGCAGGCTTGGCGGTATGCACGGTAGATGTTGCGACCACACAAGATGAGGTCGGGCTTCTCACCCTTCAGTGTCAAGTCCATCACAACGTCGTCGAACGCTTCCTCGATGTTCGTCGCGTCGAGCCCACCGTTGAACTGGTATGCAGACGTACGCCACTGTGTCTCAGTCGCACGGTTGAGGTTGCCGAGCACGCCGACCGTTGGATCATCTGGGATGAGGATCGCCAGACCGTTGGGATCAGTGCCGACACCAGCACCGTACAGGTACGACGAGAACTTCTCCTTGATGCTCTCTTCGAGCACCTCCATCTTCCACTTCATGATCTTGAAGATGGTGTCGTCGCCACTGTTCTCATCCTGCTCCTGGTCGGAGATGATGACAGAACCAGCGACACGTGCCCAACCGTAACCGACAGTCGTGAACTCATCGGTCTGGTTGACTGGCACCGGGTCGTAGTACTGGTACGACGTGATGTTCGGGTTGCGCCCGACCACTAGTGGATTGGTGATGTTGGCACCACCAGACTCATACTCCACACGCTCGTTCGCGAACGCCCACGCCATCAGAGCGTTCGACTTCATCGACGCCATGATGAGCTTGCGACGCGACTTGTCGAGCATGGAGTGCAGCACGGTATTGAGCGTGCCACTCGCATAAATCGACGACAGCATTGTCTACTCCTGGTTTATCCAATTCCATGTTCTCGCATCGTCTCATTGATGATCTGATCCCACGATGCAGTCTCAGGCGCCATGCGCGTCTGCACTGCACGTTGGATCGGACTACCACGTCCGTTTGGCATCCCACGGGGCTGCACTTCACCTCCACCACCACGGACGGTCTGCGGTGCAAGGGGTTTGGACCAGTCGTAGCCACGCTCTATCGCACCTGA